AACAACTTTTGACCCAAGTCTAATGTTGTCTGGTGTAAAGTTTGCAAATGGTGGCAATCCACCTGTAGGAAAAGCTTCACTTGTAGGTGAAAAAGGGCCAGAATTATTTGTACCACAAAAAAGCGGTTCTATAATTCCAAACCATGCTTTAGGAGGCACAACTAACGTAGTGGTCAACGTAGATGCTTCTGGATCGTCCGTACAGGGTGATGACCAATCTGCTAATCAATTAGGTGAACTTATTGCGGCGGCGGTACAATCTGAAATAGTTAATCAAAAAATGGACGGAGGTTTATTAAGCTAATGGCTAGTTTTCCAACAACTGTCAATCCTACTTATGGGTCTAGAAAAAACTCAGCTCCAAATATTCGCATCGCACAGTTTGGTGACGGTTATCAACAGAGGTCTACTTTTGGTATAAATCAAAATTTAAAAATTTATCAATTTACATGGAGTAATATAAGTGAAACAGATGCAGACGAAATAGAGACATTTCTTGATGCAAGGGCTGGTGTAGAGAATTTTGATTACACCCCAGCTGGCGAAAGTGCTAGTAAAAAAATGATCTGTAGAAATTGGAACAAAACAATTCCATATTTAAATAGAGCTACGATTTCAGCTGTATTTGAAGAGGTTGCCGAAGCATGATTGAAGTTTTAGGAAGAGCTTTTTTTGACACAAGTGCTGATAATGTTTGTCTAATTGAAATTCGAGATAAAGACGGAAATGCTTATGACGCACCATTTCAAGAGGATGATTTTGTTAAATTAGAATTTACTGATACCACAGACAATAAAAAATTAGCATTTGAGGGAAATTATTTTTTAACTATTGTTGTAGATGCAACTGACAATAATCGTGTTAAGGTTGCTCCATTTACCAAGCCAAGTAATACTTTTCCTACTGAAGCAGAAAAACCAAATGGTGAGACTGCTCAACTTTCAGATATAAATAATCAGTCAACAAATTGTAAACTTACCTTATTAGAGTTAAAAATACCAGCATCAACAGCTGTTAGTCCAGAACTACAATCACTTGAACCCTCTGCTGAAATAGAATTATTTAAACTTACTTTTGATAAAAATGTAAATGGTCAAACTGTTTCACCTTATTATTATCATGCAGGTACAAACGAAATTAAGACCAGCATTGTTTTTAATAAGATCACCTATGTTGCATTACCTGTAAAAGTAACAGGTTTTAATAAAACCACTAGAGGCACAAGACCAAGGCCAAAATTTGAAATTGCAAATACCGACAGTGCTATTTCTGCCCTGTTGTCTTTATATAATCCAATTCATGCAGAGTTGTTGAGAATAAAAACGTGTAAAAAATTTTTAGATGCTGTGAATTTTACATCTGGTACTAATGACAATGCTGACCCAACTGCAATATTTGAAGCAGACGATAGATGGTATGTAGACAGAGTTTTAAGTGAAGATCCTACAACAGTGGTTTTTGAACTTAACGGAAAAATTGACATGACAAATTTACGTCTGCCAAAGAGAAAATATAGAGAATCTAAAATAAAAGTTTAATGCAAAAGTTTTTAGAAGATGCAAAACAACACGCATTAAGAGACGCACCAAAAGAATCGTGTGGAATCGTGGTAAATGATAATTATTATCCCTGTAATAATATCTCAGATACACCAAAAGATAATTTTGCAATACATCCAAAAGATTTTTTGAAAGCCAGATCAAAAGGAGTTTTTCAATATATTATTCATAGTCACCCCGAAGGGGGAGATGCAAGCGAACCAGATAAAAAAGCTTGTAAGGCAAGCAAAACACCTTGGTACGTTTACCTTATACCACAGGATCAATGGCAGATTATAAATCCTTAGTAGGTCGTCAATGGCAGTATGGCAAATTTGATTGCTACAGCATTATTAAGGATTATTATGAATTATTAGGAATAATTATGCCAGATTATGAAAGGCCAAAAGATTTAATAACAAGTAAAAGTATTTTTTTAGATCAAGCAAAAAATTGTAATTTTAAACAAATTGATTTTGAAGATAGAAAAAAAGATGATGTTTTGATTATGAAATTAGGCACAAAAAATCCTATGCATGCAGCGATTTTTCTTGGTGATAATCGCATTTTGCATCAGAAATATGAATCTTTAAGTTGTACTGAAAACTTTAACCTTTATTATAGAAGAAGTACAAAAGCAGTTTTTAGATATGGAAAATAAAGTCTTGCTTTTAGATGAATTAGGTGAAAAGTATGGAAAAACTCATGTTTACTACAATTTAAAAACACCAGCACAGGCAATAAAGCTATTATGTTTAAACTATCCACAATTTCTAAAAGATTTAGCGACATCACATCAACAGGGAATTTTTTATAAGGTACAGCAAGTTGGAATAGATTTAGATTTATCTGATTTAGAGTTACCTTTAGGTTCGCATGATTTAGTTGTAACACCTGTCATAAGTGGTAGTGGTAACGTAGGAAAAGTATTACTAGGTGTCGCTTTAATAGGAATTACAGGAGGTCTAGGTGGCTCAGGTTTTGGTGGTGCTTTGTTTGGCTCTACAACAAAGACTGCTCTTGCTATTGCAAAGGTTGGAAATGCTGTTGGTGTTACTATGGCATTGCAGGGTGTCACTGGTTTACTAGCACCACAGCCGACACTTTCTGCAAACATGATGGATACTGAAGGTGCTTTTACTAATTACAATAAAGGGCCAGCTTCTACTACAAAGGGTGCTGATGGAGAACAAAGCTATGCTTATACAGGGCCAACAAATTCATCTGGTTTAGGTAAAACAATTCCTGTTATTTATGGAAAAGTTTTAACTGGTAGTTTGTTGATAGGTGCAGATATTGAAACAAATGGCGATACAACTGAAAACACCAAATTCTTTAGAGCATCAGGCAAAGATACTTTTACAATAAATGGCGATCCTTTAACACCAGAGGAAGATAACTTTGATGATAGAAATGGAATAGTTGCAAAAACAAAAAAAAATGGAGGTAAGTTAAAATTAACAGGAAAAAAAGGTAATAGAGGTAAGTTTTTTTATAGGGGTAATAATGGAAAAGATACTACTTCAGCACAAAGAAATCGGATGTTTACTTTAAGCATAGCGAGTGATAGTGAACAGCAGATTTCAATAAATAGTAAGTTAAAAAGTGGTTCAAATGGGGCAGATAATGGTGGTGACAATAAATTCAAATGCAAAAAAAATGGTTCAAGAAATTCAAAAGCCTTCACTGTTGTCTTTCAAGTAAAAAATTTACATGACAAAGTTGGTTCAAATAATTCTGCTTTTATTGATGGCTTTATTACATATCGTGTAATAATTAAAGATACCAATGCAAATATTGTTGGTCAGCATCAAATGACAATACAAGGACTTCTTAAAGGCTCAGATCAACGTGTAAGATATATGGTAAAATGTCCTTTTGCTTTTGTAGAAGGTCAAGAGTTTTACAAAGCATTTATTCAAATTATTGACCATTCTGGAGATTTTCTAAAAAATAATTGCACATTTAGGGTTGAAAATATGGGATGTAAGCTAGGATAAGTGTAATGCCTTTAACATCAAAATCTACAATTAGAATTTTAGACCTTTTATGTGAAGGCCCTATAGAAGGTTTTGCTGAAGCATTAAAGAATAACTCATCTCCATCAATATTTTTAAATGATAATCCTATAGAAATTAAGGGGAACGAATCTTTTAGTGAAGCTGATGTAGGTGTATTTATTTCAAACGGTGGTAAAAATTTTGCATTAAAAGGTAAAGATGGCAAGAAAACAGTAGACCACACAAAAGATTTTCAAAAAGCAAAAAAAACTCAAATTCTTTCCTTTAGTGAAGAAATTGGTTCAAATTATTCAGAAACTTTAACAGCTAATAATACTGTTGAAGAAAATGGGGGTAGAAATTATGGTGGTGGTCAGATTTTAAAAAAAATAACAGAAACTGATGCGGATGATTTAACTATTATTTTCACTGTGCCAGCTTTGTTTTGTCAGGCTATAGAAGGTATTGCCAGTGGACAATTATTTTCAGCAAGAATAAATGTAGAAATTTCAATTAAATCTGTTACTGATGGCACTGGTTATGTAAAAATAGCAAAAGAAAATACAGTAGTTGATGGAGTAATCACATCAAACTTTCAATTTGATGTAACTATCAAAAATTTAAAAACTTTTATTGGAAAACCACCTTACATTATAAAAATTAAAAAGGTAGTAAATAAAGAGTCTGATTATGACATAAGAATATTTGATTTTGAAAACACACCAAGAAATACACCTCTGCAAAATAAAAGGGCAAATAAATTAATACTTACATCTTTCTTATTAAAAACAAACTCAGGAATAGATTTAACAAATATGGCTTGTGTTGGTTTAGAATTTTCAAGTGAAGTTTTTCCACAACTACCAACAAGAAGTTATTTGATAAAAGGAAAAAAAGTAAAAATATTTTCAAATTCAACTCCTAAAAATGATGGCAGCTTAAAATTTGTAGACTCCGAGTTTGATGGAGATTTTAAAAGAGATGATCAGGGTAATATTGAAAAACATTTTACAACTTGTCCTGTATGTTGTTTTATTGATATGCTGACCGATACTACTTATGGTGCTGGTGATTTTGTCGATACCTCTAATTTAAGTTTGGTTGATTTATATCCTATTGCCAGATACTGCAATCAAACAGTCAGCACCCCAGACGGTGAAGAGCCGAGGTTTGCTTTGAATACAGTTATTGCAAGTCAAACTTCTGCCTATAAACTTTTGCAAAATTTAGCAAGTGTTTTTAGAGGGATGACTTTTTGGGCATCTAATACAGTAAATGTTGGAGCAGACCATGGAAATTTTGATGGTTCTGATATTGACCCTGTACATCTTTATAGTAATTCAAGTGTTATTGACGGGACTTTTTCTTATGCTGGTACTTCATTAAAAACTAGATCAAATAAAATAATTGTTAATTATAATGACCCTGATAATAATTATAAAGTAGATCAAATTGTCGTACAGGATGACTCTTTAATAAGTAAGTTTGGACTACAGGAAAAAGAAATAGTGGCATTTGGTTGCACTTCAAAATATCAAGCTCAAAGGATGGGACAGTATATCTTAAAAAGTGAAGAGTTGGATGCTGAAGTTGTTACCTTCAGTACTGGTTTAGATGGTCTTTTTGTATTGCCAAGTCAAGTTTTTGCCATTGCTGATGTAATGAGGGCTGGCACTAGATTGTCAGGTCGTATCGGCTCAGGATCAAGCACTTCTAGTATTATTGTTGATATAAATTATTCCGCAAGTTTACTTGATATAGATTCAGAAACAGATTTCATAAGTCTTACTTTATCAGATGGAACTATATCTAAATGCAGAATTAACAAAATAGAAAGCGATGGGACAATAAAATTAAATAGTAATACACAGCCATCAACAGCACCATTACAAAATTCAGTTTATGTAATAGAAAGAAGTACAGTTAAACCTCAAAAGTTTAGATGTATTAATATTGACGATAATAATGACGGTACATATACAATTACAGGTGTACAACATAATGACAGTATTTATGCCGCTGCCGATAATGTAGAAGGTGCAAGTTTAGTTGTAGATGATAAATTACTAACAACTTTTGATGATAAACCATCAATTCCAACTGATCTAGTTGCAACTTTTACAAAAGTGCAATTAAATAATAATACAGTAAACAGAGCATTATTTGAGTGGAGTAGAGGTATTAACGGACAAGCAATAAAATATGACATTAAATTATTTGTTGGTGGAAAAAATATTGTCGACATTGAAAATTACGGCACTACAAGTTTTGAAATAGATAATCTAAAACCCTTAACTGGATTTACATTTAAAGTTAAGGCTGTTGGCTTTACAGGAAAAAAATCAGATTTTAATGAGTTGCAAAGCACTATTCCTAGTGTGGCAACAAATACTTCTACAGGTTCAGTTGCGATAGAATCTGATGTAACGACTGACTTAGAATAAATGCCAACAATTCAAGCCACAACAAAAA